AAGCACCGTGCGAGCTTCTTTGCTCATCGCCTGAAGTTGCTTTTGCGTTCGATACACCGTCGGCGGCCGCTCGTCGTCACACGGCACGCACACTTCGTTGTCGTCGTCCGCGGCCACGTTCATGGCTCTCTCTTCGTCGCATGCTGGTTTGTTTCAAGGTGTAGAAATCTGATTTGAGAATGAGAGAGAAAAAAAAGGAACACGCTCTCTCTCTCTCTCTCTCCTACTCCGCTTTCATGAGCCTCACGATATCCTCGTTCGGCACGAGCGTCTGCGACGCCAAATTGAGACCAGTGAGTGGAGACGTCAGGTGGTCCTGTAACCACGTCTCAATCGCGCTGCGCTCGTACGTGTGACCGTCGCACGTGAGCACAGGATCCGTAAAGCGCTGCTGCGTGATCGGGCAGCAGAAGTCGCGCTGCAGCGCGGCGAAGTTCGTCTTCGCGGCGGCGTCGAGCTGCGCCGCGAGCCGCGCCGAGTCGGTGACGACACGCCGCACGAGTCGTGCGCGCCAGCGCTCCGTGTCCCGCTGCGTCGCGAAGCACGAGCCGTTGAGCACGACCTCCATGCGCCTCATGCCGAGGCGAAAGCCCACAGGCGTCTCCGACGCAGCGTGCGCGCGCTCGATCTCATTGTTGATCGACTCAGGGTAGCACGCCCAGTCGCTTTCGTCCTTGGAAGACGCGCTAAAGCCAGTCGTCAGCGACCACTGCCACGCGATGAGGGGCGTCGACGACTTCAGATCCACATCCGCTTGCGTCCACGTGCGCGCCGTCTCGAGGAAGAGGTCGCAGGTCGACTCCGGGACGACCGTGAGGCTGCGCTCGGCCTCGTCCTCGCCGTCGCACAGCCTCCACTCGCCGTGTACGCGCTTGGCGTGGACCGTGAGCGCCCCGTTGCCGTTCCAGTGCATTCGCCGGACCGTGCGGTACCCGGGAGGCTTGTAGTCTCCGCGGAAGCCTTGAAACGGCGGAGTCGTCTGGAACGCGACGACGCGATTGTTCTCGCGCTGAAAACGGACCGTGGCGTCGAAGCAGTTGCCTCCGAGCTCGACCTCGTCCGCCTTGCCGTCCGCGTACGCCGCCTCGATGAGCCGAGCGCACGTCGGGGAGTACAGGTCGACCTTGCAGCGCACGGGGTCGAGGGAAAGCCAGACGATGCGCGTCGTCATGTTTTTGGTCCCTTCGGTGCGACGGTGGCCGCGAACCACGGCGACTGCTCGCCGTCGAAGCTCAACGGCGGGTGCGCCATCGGCAGGAAGCAGAAGCCAGGCTTTCCGTCCACCGAGGACCACTCCGCGGCCGTGGTGCTGCATTCGTTCGCCCCTCGGCTCGCGCAGCTCACGTCCGTCGGGCTCGCGGCAGGCCGACGCGCGCCCCATGAGTTCCTCACGAGCCAGTAGGCTCCGTGCCAACCTACGACGCAGACCGCGTGGTCGTCGGCGTAGAGCGCGGCGTCCAGCGCCGCGGACATTGGTACCACCCCGTTGGCATCGGTGCTCGCAATCAAGTCGCCGTTCACGCAGAGGCCTACGGTGCCGTTCGTCATGATCTCTTCCTTGACGCTCTCCGGCGCCACGCGGTACGCGCGCGTGACCCGGAAGCGGGCCTCGTCGGCTCGCGGCGTCCCGAGCGCCGCCGCCTGGACGTGCCCGAGCCATTCGCGTACGCCTGTTCGACGCTCCGGCCGGCACAGACGTCCGTCATTCACGAAACATCGGAGAACGTCGAGCGGATCGCCGCCGTGGCACCCGTTCCAGCCTGCTTCCTCGGACGCCGCCGCGTCGGCGTCGTAATGATCCAACGCCGCCTGTATAGAGAGCGTGGCGACGAGCCCCCGCGGCGGCTTGCTCGTTTTCGGAAACTGTCGCGCGACAAGCAGGTTCCATCGATCCTCGATGAGCTGCACCGCGCTGACGAGGTAGCACGCGCCGCACCACCCGTTCCCGTGCTGGTCGAACCTTGGAGAGCATCGGTACCACTGCGCGATGGGCTGGCGCTTCACGGTCTCGCTAGAGTCCCAGGAGAACGACTCCATCACGTGCTCATCTTACCATGAAAGACGATCTAAAAAAAAAAAATTCAAAATGTGAGTTTTTAAAAAAAGATGTGGACGACCTTAGTTTTGGCGATCCTGTGCATCGCGATCGCGTACGTCGCAGCACGAGAGCTCGCGGTTCTCAGGTCGTTCGTCGCGCTTGCGAGCATCAGCAGAGAACGGGTGACTTCACGCCTCGCGTGCGTCGACGACTCGAACGGGGCGTACGACGCCGCGCGCCGGCACGTCTGGCTGCGCGCCGGGTGCGACGTCCCGGACTTCTGGTGCTGGCGCAAGGCGACCTCCGACTCCTCGCTCCGTGAGCTATGGAGCCTAGGAAGCTGGTGCCACGCGTGAGCCACGCAGCGCACCCCTCCCCAAAAAAAAAAAGGGAAAAATCAAGCGGATGTGGTGGCTGTGTGTCACTTCTTGGTCTCTCTGGGCGCTGTTTCTTTACAAGACACGACACTACCACGGTCCTCGCTGTCCTGTGAAGCCCGTGTTCAGACCGGTACTCGGCGACGCGCGATGGGAGGCGCTATGCAGACAGACTCGCGTTCGGCATGAGGCGGAGCTCATCGCCGACGAGCTGCAGGCTAATCGTCGTCCACGCGCAGAACCCTGTTCGGCTTGAGGCGGAGTCTATCTCCGACGAGCTGCAGGCTGTACTTGGTTTCCTTGAGCTTGTCGATGCGAAATTGGGCGATTTCGTCCTCCCGCTCGGCCTTGGCAGCGAGCAGTGCCGTGAGGAGCTCGGGTGTGATCGTCTTGCACTGCACGTTGGCGTGGATCTGCGCGAGATGGCCGATGAGCGCCTCAGTAGAAAGCTCCGCGACCGAATCGTGAGCGGCCGTTTGCAGGTCGACAGTATTTTGGTCCGGCGTCGTCATCGCGTGTGTTTGAAAAAACAAGGCAGTTTGACTCTGGACCAAAATTTATCGCCGGGATGAAGTTGACGGCGTCGAGGCGCCTCGAGGCGCACGGCGTCGTGCTCTGCGCTCACGACGTTCACCTCCTCACGCACGCCTTCCGTCGCGTCGTCCTGGAAAACGTCACGTGCAGCACTGAGCTCCGCTTGAAAGGATACAAGCTCGCGTTCGACCGTGTGCGGGAGCTCGTCGCGCACTCGTGCACGTGCGCTCATAGCGCTGTCGTCGCGATGCCGGGGGAGGTCCGCCTCATCCGCTGCCAGCAGTGCCAGGCGTACGCGGTCGTGCACCTCCTCGCGCACAACCGCAAGATCATCGCGCGCGTCGACGCGCGCCTCGCCGTCGCCGTCGCCCGGCGTCGACGGGTGGTGGAGCGGCTTCGGACGCACATCGCGGCGTGCAGCGAGGCGTCGTGTGCCGTGTGCCGCAGCTTCGACAAGGGCGTCGTCGCGCATGCTCGCGGGGACGTCGACGAGGCGGGTAGCTGCATCAAGGTGGCGTGCGCTGCACTTCTCTGAGTTCCTGCCGCGGAACTTGCACTTGCCTGCGACGCTTGGTGGTGATCAGTCTTTTTGGTGGCGTGCGTCGGTAGCGAATGATCGCGTAGGAGGTATGAACGTGGTATTCTTCGACGACCGCGCGCTGCCAGATGTCGCGGCCATGCAGGAAGTCGCAGGCGCGATCCGTCGCTTGACGCCGGGGGTGCGTCTTCACGCGCTCACGGCCGATGGGACTCCGGTGCCCGGGCTCATCACGCACCCCATCCAGCTGCCGCCGCACCAGAAGCGGATGCTCCGCGCGTTTGGAAACGCGACGCACGGGCCCGGACGATCGTACATCAAGAAGGTGTTCATCCCGTGGATGCTCACGAGCCTGGCGCGCGCGATCGTATTTGACACGGACGTCGCCGTGTTCGACGATCTCTCCTTCCTGTGGAAGGAGTTCGACCGGTTCGGTAGCGCGCTCGTCGGACTCGCGGACGAGCAGAACGAGCTGTACAAGCCGCTGCAGGGCGTGAACGGGGGAGTGCAGCTGCTCGACCTCGCGGCCATCCGCGCGTCGCGCCGGTACAACGCTCTCTTAGCGCGCTGGACCCGGCGCCTCGGCTACCTCGGCGATCAGACGTTCTACACGTACTTACGCGCCGACGAGCCCGACCTCGTCATCCGCATCGGGTGCAGGTGGAATCGACAGCTCTCTCCTCACTTTGGCTTCACATCCAAGCACGTGTGCGACGCCGGGTGCGCTGTGCTCCACGCAAACCACATGTCCGTCAAGTGCGTGGCGAAAGAGGCCCTCGCGTCGACGTGCGCGCGCGGCGGGATCCTGCGCGCCGCGCGCTGCCTCACGCCCGCGCAGCACGCGTCGCTGCAGACTCCCCTGAAGCTCTACTTCCGGGAGTGCTGCGCGCGTTAATAAAAAAAAGACGACCGCCGTTCAAAAAATTGTGTGTGGATACAAGAAAGAAAGAAACACGTCAAATGAGGATGGCAGAGGAGTCGATCCGGATGGTCAACCAGACCATCAGCATCACGAGCTTCGTCTACGACGACGCGCCGGCGATGATCACGTGTTGCCTCCTGTTCGTTGCCGTCCTCACGCAGGGACTGCTCTGCGCCGCCCTCTGCCGACCGTCGCCAAGCGCACAGACTATGCCGATTCTAGTCGCCTCGGAGGTCCCGAAGCAGTGACCAACGAGCCCAGCGTCTCCATCTGCGCGCGCTGCGCGCGCGTGACGGGCGCGCACGCGGGCACCACGACGCCGGCGGCGTCCACCGCGCGCACGAGCGCCGCGTCTTGGGGATCCGGCGGGCGCGGGCACGGCCTGGTGCCGTTTGCCAACGCGGGGTGGGCTGCGTTGACGCGCGAGCGCAGGCTCGGCACCCCGAGCGTCGCGAGAAACGGCCACACCGTCCCGCGCGCGTAGGAGAACAGCACGGTGCACGGACCGAGGAAGGAGTGCTGCGCGTAGGTGAACGTGTGACGGTGGGCGGCGCCCTTTGGCCTCGCTTCGGAGTACCGGTGCGCCTGGAACGCGCGGCACGACGGCGGTCCCCCCGGCGTCCAGGTGGGGTGCGCCTGCAAGTACAACCACGCCGAGCGCGCCACCTCGTCGACGTCGCGTACGACGGCAAAAGAAACGATTGGACCGCGCACGCCCGCGCAGCGGCGCGCGCTCTCGAGCGCCTCCGGCTCGGGGAGGTGCACGCCGAGACCCCACGACCGGGCGTCGTCGCCCAGGCAGCGCGGCACGCGCCGGTGGACGGCGGAGTCGGGGCCCGGCGCGCGGCGCTCCAGGGCTCCGAAGGCAGACTCGATCGCGGTCCCTCCCGTCTTCGGGACGTGCACGAAGAGCAGCGTCACGTTCCACGCCGTCAGCGCTGGCGGTACGAGCATTCCGGTGTTTTTTTTGAGAGGGGAAAGAGCGTTCACACACCGTAGCCGTATTTTTTTTACGCTCTACCAGAAACGACGCTCTCGCTGTTTGAGGAAAAAAAAACCCATCAAGGATGTTCTTTTGGAATGGCCGGAATGAGGCAGCCTCGCATGCCCGGTGAGCTCTCGGGCCGGTACGTCCGCCCGCCGCAGCTGCAGCGACGGCCCCGCACGGCGGGCGCCGCTCCTGCGCCGCCAGCGACGGCGCCGTCGGCGCCGTCGGCGCCGCCAGCGGC